TCAACAACGGGTTTTTGAATAACAAATTCTCCTGGCTCTAATTTAGCAAAGGTAATGTCTCCAGGACCATTGGATCTGCCCCCGGCTCGCATCCCTGGCGCACCTACGTTTGCATATCCCACGCCTGGCATTAATGCAGGTTTTAGATTTGTGGGTTGATAGTCTTGATAATTAAACGCTGGTCCTCCATAAGCTTCTCCGCCAACAGGAACTGCTCCGCCTCCTTGATCGTCTTTCATTAATGATTTCATGGCTAAGAACTGTAACAAGGGATTGGCGCCGCTAAGAAAACCGCCTCCATCAGCTCCTCCGCCGAATATTCCACCGCCTTCTCCGCCGAATATTCCACCGCCTTCTCCGCCGAGTCCTAATATACTAAGGAGCGCACCAAAGGCTCCGCCCGTAGAGCCTTCTCCACCACCCGTAACGCCTCCGCCTAGGGGTCCTTCACCTGAGCCTATAAGAAAATTACGGATTGCAGGCCACCAATTACCACCAAGAGGACCTTTCTTGCCTGTATCAGTTTGAGTAGCTGTATCAGTTTGAGTAGTTGGATCAGCTCCACCGGTTCCCAAAATATCATCCCAACCAGGTCCCAAAATATCGCTTACAGAAAAATCGTTTGTGTCATCAACAAGTATGTCTGTAAGCCATTCAGAACTTCCTACTTCTGGAGTGTTCCAGGGCAAATTGTCTTCCCAAGCATTAGCACTAGGATCAAAAGGAGTGTATGTGGATGTGTCACCAAGTATGTCTGCATACCAATCATCGCTTCCTACTTCGGGAGTGTCCCAACTGTTCATCACCGAGTTCCAATCAATAGTCGGCTCCGCGTAAGGATCATCCCAAAAAGAATCTGAAAAAGAAAAATCAGAATCGTATATATCAGGACCAGAATCTAGTATACCTGTAATACCACCAGTGTCCCCCCAATCAGTGGAATCAAAAGGAGTGTATGTAGATGTGTCATTTATCAAGTTCTCCGTCCATCCAGTACTTCCTACCTCGGGAGTGTATAAATCTTCAAGCCATCCCATGTGTCTCTCCGTTATTGTGTATAGCTATTTGCATTTTATTCTACCATGTTTTGTGAGCAATGATTATTTCTTATTTTTTCCTTGCTGGAGTACTATATGAAGGGGCCGCACCCATAGAAAAATCCCAACCAGCTCCGGGCGTAACGGGATTCCCGCTGCCAACCCAAAAACTACCTGCTTGTGGTGCTAGTGGACCGGAGTAACTACTTCCAGTACTTCCAATGGAAGGATAAGATCTTTTTTGAGCTGAAACCGTTATAGGCTCTATTGAGGAAGCACCCCTTTTTCCTCCTAAGCCAAATAAATTTCTTATTCTTGGTCCTAGTGTCCCTCCCATTATTCCGGGGCCAAAATCTTTCATTGCTTGTTCCGTGCTTCTTGTTCCCAACATTCTACTAGCTAAATTTGCTATCTGTGGACCTAGTCCTTGTCCAAGAGGTCCTCTTTGTCCTTCTATTCTTGGTGAGATTTTGTTCATTAGCCAACCAAGACCTGCTATTTGTGGAAAGGCTTGAGCGAATTTAAGTCTGCCAGCCACTCTAGGATCTAATAGTATTTGCTGTATTTTTGAGCCCACAGGTCTATTTGAGCCTAGAATACCTAATCCCAAAGGCCCTCCTTGATTACTTAATAATGTTCCCCAAGGACCAACTTTTTTAAACAAAGACTGTATGCCTTGATTTCGCGCTGCTTGTTGTGCATAGAACTTACCTATATTTTTAAGTGGGACATTCTGTTTCATGCCCATTATTAAAGGTAAGAGTTGTCTGGCTTTAGGATTAGACATAATGCCCATTTGTCCCATGTTTCCAAGCCAGTCTCTGACCCATGAATCTTTAATAATGCCTCCACCTTGATAGCCCTCATAACCAGAGGCATAAGCTGCTCTGGCTTGTTTTGCTGCGCCTGCTCTGGTTGGGTAAACCTTTCCATGTTTACCCCATTTATATCCCCCGTTAGTTTCTTGTATAGGCATTATAAATTAATCGTTGTTGAGCCATTTGTAGCTACAGTTAAAGTTCCAACTGAACCTGTTGCGGATAATCCGACTTCGGTTCTAGTAGACAAGTCTTGCCATTTATTTCCTGTGTATATTTGTATAACATTTTTAGACGTATTCCAAATAACGTCTCCAGCGGCATATTTGTTCTCGTTTAGAGTACTATCATTATATTGTGGCGTTGCCGTAGGATCAAATCTTCCAAGATTGATCTCTAAAATTCTAATCATTCTGTTATAAAGCTCAGGCTCAACTTCATTAAACGCAACAGGTAATCGAGTTTCTAATAATTTAGCCATTATCTTCTACCATCAGGCCTAACATTTAATCGTGTGTCTCCCAAACGCCATCCAACCCCCAAACGACTCCCAGCAACATTATCATCATCAGATTCGATTCTGAGAACAGCCTGCCTTGCTCTTAGTCTCGTGTTTAATTTAGTAGTACTGTTGGTTACTGTTTGAGTAGTGTTTGTCGATAAACTTTCTCCTGGAAAATTTCTTGATTTAAGTATGAAATTAATCGTTTGGCCAGAACCACCGCTTCCTGTAAATTTAACGTCCGGTATAACGTTCCTTACAGAAGAAAAAAGTTCTCCATCGTCTATATCAAAATCGCTTGACTCAATATAAACATTGTCCATGGGCGAACCGTCCGCATCATTACCTGTCTCTTGTTGATATAAATACCCCACATCTGAAGTAGTATAAGTTGCTCTGGGATAGGCTTCTAATCCCTCATCTAACCAGGCATTACGGACGAGCTGTCCAATACTCCAAACATTTTCTTGATAGTTATAACTGACGTATCTATCTATTTCCGTGGCGTCTCCTGAAGGATAAAACCAACCTACTTCATTAAATTGTTTGTTTAAAAAACCAAAGACCTTATAGGCTTGGCCTACATTAAAACTATTAAAAACATAATAATGCACAGAACAAGGAACAGCTGAAACACTTCCATCGTAGGCATAAAAACCTTTTTGATCCATCCAAAATACACCCTTGGGCGTATTAACAGCGGCTTTAGGCCCAACTAATCCAATACCTTGGTTAACTAAATTAACTCCAAAAGTATACGGAGGCCCTATAAATTGCATACTATATAAAGAACTATCAGTCCAAATTAATATTTCTTCTCTTGAAGAAAGACCACCAATAATCTCTGAACCAGAAGAAAGAGTTATGGATCCCGCTGTATTATCTGTTTTTGGTTCCCATTCAGCTGCATTTTCCTGGTCACTCCAGCAAACAAACAAGGGATTAATGCTTCCTGATCGAGAGGAACCGGAAATAGGATCTGCACCTAGACAAATAACATGCCTGTCTTTTTCCGACACCATTACTTGAAGCGCCTTTGTAGGGGTTAAATTAGCTCCTGATAGACTACTTAAAGCTACTGCCCTAGTCGTTAGCCCATTAGTATTATCCCAATAATAAACTCCTCCTGCTCTAGCATTTATTATTAAGTCTTCACCAAAATTATCCTGTGTCCAAATTCTTAATTGATTAGTCGCGGATAAGGAACTTGTAGAACCCCATGTTCCATCGTCCCACGGGTTAGCTCCCCAACCAGAACCTTCTACATATACATCCAAACCTACACTAATCTGATAAGCGCCAACTACACTGGAACCACCATTGCCGCTGTCGCTGCTATTCGCTGTTACTTCATCGCCATCTGTATCTTTGGCTTCAATGGTATAGCTGTTGGCGTTAACAATAGTTGCAATCTGGTATTCCTGATTTAAAACAGGGGCTGTAATTAGCCCACCTAAAGTTACTGCACCGCTAAAAGTGACAAAATCATTTTTAACAGCTCCATGGGCAGTATCGGCTACAGTCAGGGTTGCATCACCATTATTGGCTGAAAAAGTAACATCTCCAGCAGATGTGGTGGCCCGAATTGGAGTTACGTCATTAAACCCACCACCAGACTCAATATAGTACTTCCATGTAGTGCCTAAACCTAAATATCTTGTTGATTCAAGGTTTACCCAGGCATGTAATGCTCTGCAAGTAGACTGAAAAGTACTGCTTGTGTCCTTGGTCCACCCGCCTATTTTTTCTGCCCTACCTTGGCGAAAACGCACTAAATTGGCATCATACCAACCGCCTTCGTTACTATAATCAGTTCCTTCCCGATTGATTCCTGGTCTAAAATTATATTTGGAATAAGGCATTTATTTTTTCGTCTTGTTCATAAACCCGATAACTGAGCGCACCCCAAAGGATGCCGCCACAATCACCGATAAGGTTATTTGATACCAGCCTGGCATCGTTTCCAAAACTGCAAAGCCTTCTTTTACATAAGGCACAAGAAAAGGGATAAAACAGCAAATTAATGGAATCGTAAAAATAATTGTAAGATATTCATCTTTCCAACTCGTTGAGCTGTTCTTCATCGCTTGTTCTTCCCAGGTTGCAGCGTTGGCTGCTTTAGCCTCGCCTTTGGCTATTTTTCCTTTAAGGAAAGTTGAACCGAGTTTGCCTATTAGTTTTAATGCTTCAATCATAATAAAGCCCCTTTTATCAGTTTTAGAGCTACAACATAAGGCAAATAATGAAACCCATGAAACCGATAACCCTTGGCTTTCATTTCTTTCTTTTTAACCCAATCACGCTGGATGTTGTCGATGTATTTGCCTTTATATTTCAACACCGCATGGCGATTACCATTGACTTTGCAATGCCTGATTTTTGACTGTCTTTTAATCAGGCTTAAAAACATTCTCAAAATGTTTCTGCCTTTTAGATTGTATAAAACAGTCAGGGCATAATCTTCACAATCTCCCTTATAGGGTGGTTTTTTCATTATGCGCCAACGATCTCCTTTGTCTGGCGTATAAACAAAGCCATTGTTTAGTTCTTTTAATGCTTCAATCATTTCTGCTGCTACCTCCAATATAGAGCCCAAACCATGCTGCGCCAGCACCTATAATTACAGACACAAAAGCACTTTGGGCATTAGTGGGATCGGGTAGCTGCATGAACCATTCGGTGGTTCGATAAAAAGCTACACCGTAAAGAGTGATTAAAAGGCGAGGAAAAACCCGCCACTTGTCAAAGCCTTCTGCTAGGTTATACCATGTAGGAGACGCTGGATTTACTACAATTGTGGTCTGTTTTTTCTCGTTTGTGTCCATGTGTTAAAGCCATCCGAAAACCCTGAACATGTCCCACATTAAATAAGCAAAACATATCCAGAATCCCTTTCTGTAAAAGACATAATCATTGTACGCTTCTTTAGATATTTTTCCGTCTTTGTAAAACTTCTCCATCCATATTCCTAATCTCCCTTATTTTCGTTTGGTTGTTGTGTAGGCTTCATTGACATCAGGAGTTGATTTGTCATCACCAACATATTGCCCTTTTTTATCCCTTGCTCGGACTTTTTCTGTGTTAAAAATAAAGCGTTTTACAAACCATTCACTTAGCCCACAGTTCCAATAATTTCTTTTCATTTTTGTTTAGCTTTCCAAACATTGAAGGCACATATATCCAGCACCTTATAAAGTTTCTTTTTCCAGCCCTCTTGTGGGGTTGGGGTTACTGCTGTTA